GGCGCCTTACAGCGCCATTACCGGAAAGCCCGGTACGGGTGTACCAGACTTCCACTCTTTCTCACGAAAGCAGTGTGTCTGTTGCATCTGAGTCTCAGCGAAACTTATCGTTTCGGCATCACGTCGAATCGGAAGGTGTTATTACTGGTTCCGATGTCCGGTACTGGTCTCCGGATCAGGAATGGGATTTAGGGATAAAGTAAAACTTCCTTGGCTTAACCAAGCTGCCTATAAGGGCTGCCTACGGACCCCCATTGGGGGTTACCGGGTTTTAGCGAAGGAGCATAATAGAAAGAGTGTGTTTGCAAGACGATGTACCACCGCCTTGCCCCTAATACGGGACTCTCCTATTACGACATAGGAAAAGAGAGGGAAGCAGTGGAGTAGGTTCGCACAGGGTCACTTAACCCGATCTATAGTGGGAAACCCCTTTCTGCAGGAGACTGAGTAGTCTGCCAACAGAAAGAGCCCGTTGCCCCGAAGCCTTTATCCCGCGTAATTCCTGACTGGTGAGAAATCACTGGAGAAAGGGTGCGGAGCGAGGTCAGCGGTAACGGGTGCTCGCCTAACTCTGTAACAGAGCATAGGTAAGACCAATCTACTGACCGTCCTTAAGTGGATACGGGGTGGTGAGGCGCGAACCTTTGTTATAGAGCGATGGCTTCTGGGATGAAATAATCCGAGAATGGGGAAGTACCGAACATTCACCTAAAGGTGAGGCCTCTCGAAAGAGGGTAGTAGGCTTCCAAGCCGGCCGTAGGTCTATAGATCCAAAGTCCTAAATATCACTATGAAACAAAGAAATATAATTTCAGCGCAACGTAGTGATGTTCAGGTTATGCTTCGTAAACTAAATGGTATGATCACTAGAAATGGTGGTCGCGGATGGATCAATTGGCTATTAAAAGTCAATTGGGCCATTCGTGGAGGTAATACTGCAGCATTGGCTAGATCGGCGGTTGTGTGTATGCGAATGTTCCACCAACTCTCACGCTCTCAAGGGCGTAAGGGGTTAGTCCTGTACACTAAGAATTGTTATGTTCTTACTATGCAGGCCGTAGGTGGCCACCGTTTACATGCCAGCCATTCCTTAGGAATGGCTGTAGGTCGAGATCGTGGCGGACTTCCGAGTTTTATACCTCGGGAGCACCGTAGACGAATTAGACAGGGTGATAAGACGATTTTACGTATTTGGTTGTCTTGGTTCTCGATTTATCGAGTTCTAAGCTTTCCGGGTACATTAAAATTGAACACCATCACTGATTCTGGGAAAGACTTGTCTTTCTGTCAGATCGAGATGAGGGCGGCAATCCAGTCGTTTTTATCTTCTGTCCTTCGCCTAAAGCAGGGGGAAACCCTGTTAGACGATCCCGATTTCAGACCGCTATCTAAGTCAACACCTGTTCTCTGAGGTAAGGGACAGAAAGTCTCTTGGTCCCCAAAGGGGATTCTTCATGGTGCATCGTTTCTGATGGCCAGTGAAGTGTATCCTTCTTTCGAGCGTTTACTTGCTTACCTTCCGAAAGATAGTAAGTTCGTAAAGACTTGAAAGGAGGCGAAAGCCGGTGTGAAACCAATCTCTCTCCCAGTTGGAAAACTGGGTCTGAAATTGGAGGCCGCCGGTAAGGTGAGAGTGTTTGCTATGGTCGAGTGCTGGACTCAGTGAATTCTGGGTCCGCTTCATGATTTTGTATTCAAGAAGCTAGAGCGCCTTCCTAGTGACGGGACTTTCGATCAGTTCGCGCCTGTTCAGTCATTGCTAGATGCGGGGAAAACCCGTTTCTGGTGCTATGACCTAAGTGCAGCTACGGACCGTCTACCTGTGAGCCTTCAGGCTCAACTTTTAAATTGAATCTTCGGATGAGATTTTGGTTGGGCTTGGAGTCACTTACTGGTGGGTCGTCCGTACGTTGTACCTCAAGTGCTCCCTTCCGGAGTGCTTGTGAAGGGCGAACTGCCGAAAACTGTCCGCTATGAAGTCGGTCAGCCAATGGGTGCATTGTCATCTTGACCAATGCTTGCATTAACTCACCACTTTATTGTTCATTGGGCCGCTGCCCGTAAAGGGTTTACTTGGGGTTCTTTCTGAGATTACGCGGTTCTTGGTGACGATATCATTATCGCTCACGGGGATGTTGCGGGCTCATACCTGACTCTGATGGAGTCTCTGGGCGTGGGTATCGGTATTCACAAGTCTCTAGTGTCCCGTAAAGGGGTGCTGGAGTTTGCGAAACGATACTATGTCCAGGGCCAAGATTGCTCACCAGTTCCTTTCAAGGAAATGGTGGCGGCACTAGCTGATTTCGAGTCTAGCACGGAGTTCATACGTAAGTATGGACTGGGTGCCAAGTCGATCTCTGGATTCTTAGGATTAGGGTATAGGGTCCGTGGACACCTGTCTGCGACTTTTGATAAAATTAACAAGAAACTTGCTACTATTGGAATATGGAGGGCGTCACCGTGGGGTCCATTAGGGATGAATACCAATTCTTGATTGAACATCAATTCTTGGGATATTCGTCCTCAATGGATTGTCCAGACCAAGGAAACTTGGCCTGTACTTCCTACTGTGGCTTCCGAAAAGATCACTGAGTTGGCCCTAAAGGACCAGCTTAGAATCGACCGAGTGAGAAGTTTACTTCCCACTCGTGGTACATATTCAGGTAACAAGATGACTGTGGATTGGATGGAGCATGGACTTTATAATGAGGCGTCCGTAATCGTAGGGCCTTTCGATGAGAAAGGGCCACCTTGATTAACGGGACCTTGTTATAATGTTCTATGCCGAGTTCAAGAGAATTATTGGTATAAGTCAATACCTCCGCTTAAGAGCGACCTGACCGATTATAGAAATGTAATCGACAGATTCAAATTGTCGAAAGGGAAACCCCTTTTAGACGAGAAGTTCTTAAGTTGAGTAAAGACCCGTACCGAGAATTCTCTGATCCACGGTCCACGTAAAATTGGAGAGAAGACAATGCAGAGGTCAAAGCCTTCTGTGTTATTTCCAACAAGACTATGACGTTCCCTTAGAGGATAGGTGACAAAACAAGTTACTAGAGCGATGGAGTGGCACCGGTTTGCGGTGAGAGTTGTTAAGGCTATAAGTCGAAAGGCGAATGTGCTGATACTCTCCTTCTTTCCAGGCCGGACCTTGTCCAGTTTGATGGTAATAGGATTTTGGTGTTGCAGTAATACTTTCGCCGGTTGGAACCCTTGAAAAGAGGGACCTGGCCGGACAAATATTTACATGCATCTGAGCATCAC